CCAAAAGAGCCATTACGCAAGCTGATCTCTTTTCCTTGCGCAAATATTTTTCGTGTCTGTTACGGATTCTCCGCTTTTCCCAATCGGGGAGTGCTTTTCTTCTGTTCCAGTTCACTGCTTGTCCTCACCTCCTTCAAGTCTCCGGATTGCCTCTTCCCTGCTGATTCCAATATACTTTGCAACATCCGTTATCGTTGATTCACAAAATCTTTTGTTTCCACGCTTTACCACCCTTCCAAAGTGCCAAACATTATTCCGGATATTATATCTTGCTTGATTCACCGTACAACCGATTATCTTTGCGATCGCTGGTGTTCTGATAATTTCACTCACGCTTATCACCTCCCTACTCTAAGAAATACTCAATGCTTACTCCGAAGTAATCAGCTAAGGTTTTTATTTTGTCAATCTTCGGCGTGTACTCTCCATTCTTCCAACTAGACAAGGTAGCCGTTGATATCCCCGTATCCTTCGAAACTTGGTAAGCTGTTTTGTTTGTTTTATCTAATAAACCCGCAAATTTTTCGTACAATTTTACACCTCCTAAAATCAAATTATTAATTGACTTTATCTAAGGTTTCTTATATAATCAAAGTACCACCTAAGTTATTAAAGAAACCTTAGAATTAACTTAGTTATCTAAGCTATACTCGTACTATAGCATAGTTTTCTATGCTTGTCAACAATTATTAGCATGGTTTTCTAAGTTATTGATAGAAAGGAACAACTATGTATGATATTTTTGAACAATTATTAAAAGAACATGGAGTTACAGCATATCGTGTAGCAAAAGAAACTGGCGTAACAACTGCCACTCTAACGAGTTGGAAACAAGGTAAATACACACCTAAGCCTGAAAAATTACAAAAAATTGCTGATTATTTCAATGTATCATTATCATATTTAATGACAGGGCATGAAGATGTTGAGTTATCTTCAGATTCTCCAACGCAGAAAAAGGCTCTCACTACCCGAGATACTAAGGAAATAACCGAAATGTTGAATAATATGGAAAGCTTACTTCAACAAGACGGTCTCATGTTTGACGGAGACCCAGCTACACCGGAAGCGATTGATTCCATATTGTCTGCCATGAAAATCGGAATGGAGATGGCTAAGCAGAAAAACAAAGAAAAGTACACACCTAAAAAATATAAAAAGGATTGATACTTATGGATATTAAAAAACGAGTGAATCAAATTGTCCGAAAATACGGCACAAGAAATCCACTCGAAATTGTTGAGAAAATGGATATGATTTTAGTACGATATCCATTGGAAGGTGTTCGTGGCTTCTATCACTACTTTCAGAGAAATCATATTATCTATGTTGATGATAGACTTCCTGAGCATATAATTCTATTCGTTATCGCCCATGAACTAGGGCATGTATTCCTGCATAAGAATAACAATGCAATATTCATGGATACAAGAACGCACTTTGTCAAAAACAAATATGAAAACGAAGCGAATCTTTTTGCTATGAATTTACTTATAAGCGATGAAGATATAGAAGAACATCTTGAATATACAACATCTCAGCTATCACGTCTTTTCGGATATGAAAAAAGTTTGATAGAATTGAGACTAAAAAATTTTAATTGATATAACCGCTACGGCGTTATATAAAGGGGTGGTTCCCCTTGGATGTGAGCTAAAGAGAAGGAGAGGAAGAAAATGGGATTACGATTCAGAAAAAGCATTAAAATTGCGCCCGGATTGAAAATCAATTTAAACAAAAAGAGTATCAGCGCAACTGTTGGAACAAAAGGTGCTCATTACACTGTAAATTCAAACGGAAAAAGAACTGCATCTGTAGGGATACCTGGAACTGGTATTTATTACACAAAGTCAAGCGGTGACCAAAAAAGTCAAACAACCGCAAACAATGATGCAGGTAGCTCTTACAGTTATTCGCAGTCTGGTGGACTGGAGCCAAACAACAATAGGGATAATAAAAAATGGTATCAAAAAACAGGTTGGATTATTGCATGGTTAATCTTATTTTTCCCGGTTGGATTGTTCCTAATGTGGAAATATGCAGATTGGAAGAAGCCTGTCAAAGGAATTATTTCTGCTCTATTCGCTTTTATAATTATCGGAGCTGCATTATCTCCAAAACAGTCACTTGAAAGTGCAAAGCTATCCGCCGATACCTCAAAGGCATACGACATAAAACAAGAGGTACAAATAAAATCTACTCTTACTCCATCTGATTACACTGTGCCGGATACCGCTTACAAAACATCCGGCGGAAAAATGAAAATATCTGATGGGAAAATATATTTCTCGGCTGATAAAGCTGGGACATACGAAATTTGGCTAGATTATGAGGGAATCAAAAGCAATAAAGTAGGAATCAAGATAGAGGATAAAAAGGCTATCGCCAAGAAGAAAGCCGAAGAAGAAGCTAAACGAAAGGCCGAGGAAGAAGCTAAAAAGAAAGCCGAAGAAGAAGCAAGAAAAAAGGCTGAAGAGGAAGCTGCTAAGAAAGCCGAAGAAGAGCGAATTGCGGCCGAAAAAGCCGCTGCTGAACAGGCTGAGCAAGAAAGGATAGCTGCTGAACAGGCTGCTGCTGAAGAATCTCGTATAGCAAACGAACAACAAGCGCAGTCTACTGAGGAGACAGTATATTGGGTATCCGAAGGAGAAGTATACCATTCGAGCCAAAACTGTCGAACATTGAAACGTTCTAGCAATATTCAAAGCGGAACAATTTCGGAAAGCGGAAAATCAAGACCTTGTAAAGTTTGTCACTAAAATTTAAAAACCGCCCCTGCACCAACAGGAACGGTAGACATACACCAGAAGATGTACATACATTCTGAACAAATATATTGTATCATCTTCGGAAACAGCTCGCAATCAGAACATTCGTTCATTGATAGCTGTTATTTTTATACCTAAAATTACGAAAGGATGATGAATATGCCAAGAAGAAAGAAATATCCAAAATTACCAAACGGCTACGGGCAAATTCGCTATTTAGGCTCTAACAGGCGTAATCCCTATGGCGTTTACCCTCCGGCCACAGAAGAATATCCTAACGGGCAGATGAAACCAAGAAAGGCGCTCTGCTACGTTCCTGACTGGACTACAGGGTTCGCAGTCTTGACAGCATACAGAGCAGGCACGTACACGCAAGGCATGGAAAAGGATTTTTCTGAGATTAATAATTCGCAGAGTGCGGACAAGTTTATACAAAGTTTGCTTGCAAATTATAATATAATGGAAGGAATCAAAAGCAAGTCAAACGAAAACTTGAATTTTAAGGAAGTGTTTTATAAATTTTATAAAAGAAAGTTTGGGCACGAGTTTGATGAAAAAGTACAGAAACGCAGTAGTTTAGAATATGCGTTCCGTGCCGGTTTTAAAAACTGCCAATCATTGCATGACAGAATTTTTACTAATATCGTATCTGACGATCTGCAAGAAGTGATGGATAATTGCACGCTTAAACACGCCAGCATCGAACATATACAAAGAGTTTTTCGCAACTTGTACAAATATGCCATTGCAAACGATATTGTAAAAAAAGATTACTCAGCATTTATCGAAATAATCCAAGAGGATGATGACGAGCACGGGATACCGTTTTCAAAAACAGACATAAAAAAATTATGGGATGCAAAAGAAAATGAAATTGCAGAAATGTTAATAATTATGTGTTATTCCGGTTTTCGGATAACTGAATACAAAACACTGGAAGTAAATTTGAAAGAAAAATATTTCTTAGGTGGAATAAAGACTGATGCTGGAAAGGATCGTATAGTGCCAATTCACTCTGCCATTCTTCCGCTGGTTGTCCGAAGAATGAAAAAGAATAAAAAATTACTCCTAACATCCGATGTGCAGTTCAGAAAAAATATGTATGCTCTTTTAAACGAACTCGGTATAGCGAAGCATACACCTCACGACTGCCGGCACACCTTTTCGAAGTTATGCGAAGATTTTGAGGTGAAAGAAAATGATAGAAAGAGAATGCTCGGGCATGCATTTAAAGATGTGACTAACAAAATCTACGGGCACAGGGACATTGAAGACTTACGAATTGAGATTGAAAAAATAGCATCTCCTGATTTGTTGTAAATGTGTTGTAAACCGTTTTATTTTATCCAATTACTAATTGTTATATTTTTCGATATTTCAACACTTGAAAAATCCCGTGGTTGACAGGTTTTCTCTGAATTTGCGTCAACCACAAGGATTTTCAATAAACCTATTAATTTTAAATCTATGTAAAATAATTTTACAAAAACAGGTTGGAAAATCAAACGATTTTCCAACCTATCAAACATTTTACCATATATGCATTACATGCTGCATTCCAAGACTTACGATTGTAATTCCAAGCCAACATGACATTCCAAGAAGAATCGGGCGTCCTCCGCTTTTTATTAACTTTACAATGTCTGTGTTGAATCCAATTGCCGCCATCGCCATAATAATAAAGAATTTAGACAAATCTTTAAGCGGCACAAATACTTCTGCCGGTACTCCCACTGCTGTAGCGATTGTCGTAATCACACTCGCTCCGATAAAGAATAAAATAAAGAACGGAAATACCTGTTTCAGGGACACTTTATCTCCTTCTTTCTCCTCTGCTTTTCTCGCCCTTATAAATGCAAGTACAAGTGTAATCGGAATAATTGCTAAAGTTCTCGTCAGCTTTACAGTCACTGCCTTATCAAGTGTCTGGCTTCCCAAATTATAAAGGCTGTCCCATGTAGATGCTGCTGCTGTAACAGAAGATGTATCATTTACCGCCGTTCCCGCAAATACACCGAACGCTTCTCCGGATGTGGTAGAAAAACCAAGTGCACCTCCAAGTGCTGGGAAAATTAATGCCGCCAAGATATTAAAGAGAAAGATAACGGAAATCGCCTGCGCCACTTCTTCTTCATCTGCATCAATGACAGGTGCCGTGGCTGCAATCGCAGAACCTCCACAGATGGAAGAGCCAACTCCAACCAATGTTGAAATCTTCGCTGGTATGCGAAGTACACGGTGAAGTACATATGCAATCACCAATGATACCGTAATCGTACAGATAATAATCGGCAAAGACTGTTTTCCGGTCTCCATCACAACTTTTAGATTCATTCCAAATCCTAACAGCACAACTGCATACTGCAAAATCTTTTTCGATGTATACTTAACTCCTGGTGCAAAGGATTCTTTCTTTTTTACAAGCGGAGCAAAAGTCATCCCTCCAAGAATCGCAAATACAGGACCTCCTATAATCGGAAATTGTTTTCCAAGCAGACTTGCTGGTACTGCCAATAACAGGCACAATAAAAGTCCTTTCCAGTTTTGTCTAATTAAATTCATACTAACCTCCCTCTACATTGATGCCCGAATTGCTGCTATCGTTCCATCTGAAACTGCTGTTGCCACCTGACGCACCTGTTTTTCACAAATATCTCCTGCTGCATATACCCCATCTATCTTTGTTTCCTGATTCTCATTGACTGGAATAAATCCGTTATGCAACTGTAGTTCAGTATACAATTCTGTATTTGGTATCGTTCCTGCATAGACAAATATTCCGCATCCCGGATCAGAAATTGTCTCAATGCTCCCAGTTTTCTCATCTGAAATTTCCAGAGATTCTACTTGCTCTACCCCGTATACTGCATGCAGCCTCGATCCAAGACGCAACTCAATATTTGAAGTATTTGAAACTTTTTCCTTGAATTCCGCAATACATCCTAATGTCTCTTCAAAATGAATAATTGTGACCTGTTCTGCATACTTTGCCAGATACAATGCTTCTTTTACAGCTCCATCTGCCCCTCCAACTACATAAATATGCTTTCCTTCATAGCTTTTCCCATCTTTTGCCGCATTGAGGCCCACCCCTTTTCCTGATAATTCTAATTCTCCTCGGATTCCAAGTTTTCTAGGTGTCATTCCATTAGCTATAATTACTTTTTTTGTCCTATAAACTGCATCTCCCGTATAAATTTTTTTAATGTTATTGCTCAATTCTACTTGCTTTACCGTCTCATATATAATTTCCACCCCTGCATTTTCTGCCTGCTGTTTCATACGTTCTGCTAATGTTACTCCTGTCTCACCTTCTATAACTCCTGCATAATGTGTAACCGTTGATACTTTACCAATCAATCCACCCACTACATTTTTTTCAATCAATAATGTCTTTTTGCCTCTGCTCACCGCATAGATTCCAGCACTAATTCCTGCTGGTCCCGCTCCGATAATAATAATGTCATACATAGCTACTCCTCCTTATTCCCTGTCTTTCTCTATGTTTTACAACTACACTATATACAATTATCACCATTTTGTAAAATTATATATATTGATATAACCATAAATATTTGTTATGATTATAAAAACTATTACCACATTAAAAGGAGAAGCCATGCTTGATTTTCGAATGGAAACATTTTTAAAGGTCTGTGAATATATGAATTTTACGCATGCCGCTCATGATTTGAATCTGACTCAGCCTGCTGTTTCACAACACATCAAATATCTGGAAAAAGAATATGATGCACCATTGTTCGCGCGTGATAAGAAAAAACTAACACTGACTCCTGCGGGTGAAATTCTTCGCTCTGCTTTGGAGACGATGCGAAATGATGAGAACACTATGAAGATACGCATGAAAGAAAGTCTCTGTGAAAAAAAGATCCTGACTTTTGGTGTCACAATGACAATTGGCGAATATGCCATAGTACCTTCCCTTTCTGCATTCATTAAAAAGCACCCCGACACCGATATTCACGTTCGTTACGCCAATACGCAGACGCTGCTCTCTTTTTTATACGAGGGAAGCATTGATTTCGCCATTGTGGAAGGGTATTTTAAATCCGATAATTACGAGACCCGTATTTTTAAGACAGAAGAATATATTGCTGTGGCTTCCAAAAACCATGTGTTTCAAAAACCTGTTCACTGTCTGAAAGACTTAACCTCTGAATGTCTTTTGATTCGGGAGCACGGCTCCGGCACAAGAGCAATCCTGACGAAAACACTTGCGCTCAAAAATATGTCGATTCAGAATTTCCCTCATATTGTGGAAATTGAAAATATCCACGCTATCGTGAGCCTGCTTTGTCAGGACTGCGGCATCTCATTCCTGTACAAATCAGCTGTTGAACAGGAAATAAACGATGGTCGCCTGAGACAAATTCCACTCTCTGACTTTATGGTCATGCATGATTTTACATTTCTTTGGAATAAAGACAGTGTGTTTTCACAGGAATATGAAGTAATCTTTAATGAATTACAATCTTCTATCCTTCCATAATATCAAAAAAGGACTGCTTTTTGCAGCCCTTTCTTCTATAATCCAAATTGAATCTGATTCTCCTCAAGCTCTTCCTGTCTTTCCTCTTCTCGCCCGTTCTTCTGCTGCCTGAGGCATTCTAAAATAGCTTCGTTCAAAGACAGCATCTTTTCATCCAACGCAGATACCATCTCCGCACATTCTCTTAAGTCTCTGCTGATGTAAGCCGGTGCTTTTCCCTCAAACTTATAGTAAATCTTATGCTCTAAACTAGCCCAAAAATCCATTGCAATCGTACGTATCTGAATCTCAACTTTCGTATTCACAACACTATCTGACAGAAAAATCGGAACTGCCACAAGCATATGATAACTTTTATATCCGCTTTCCTTTGGATTTTTAATATAGTCCTTAATAGAAAGCACTTTCAAATCACTTTGATTCCCGATCATCTCCGCAAGTCTGTAAATATCAGAAGTAAACGAACAGATCAATCTCACTCCTGCAATATCATTCACATATTTTACCATGTTCTCAATCGTTGCCTCATATCCGTATCTTTTCAGCTTTTTGACGATACTCTCCGCCGTTTTGATTCTTGTCTTTATATGCTCGATTGGATTATACTGATGCACATGCTGAAATTCATCATTCAAAATCTCTAATTTGGTGCCCACTTCTTTCAATGCCGAATTATACAAAAACATAACTGTTTTCCAACTGTCGACATCTTCATAACTTTTAATTGCATCTAACATCAAGTTCTTCTCCCCTATCTTACTCGAAGAGTAATTATTACTACAATAGTATACCATAATCCAAAGAGACTGTCATAAACTTCATGCTTTTTTTAGAAAGTTTCTCCTCATCGGCCCTTATAATTCTAATTTCATATCGCCATACTGAATCCATTTTTTCTTTCTCATAAATTCTGAAATGAGCAGTGTCACAATCGCCGGAAGGGCAATCTGTATCACGATAATTTTTATAAGTACGATCATCGGCGGCTCCACTGCCGTCATCGTCTGCCATGTCATAATCTGTCCGACAAGTCCTGCTGTTCCCATTCCAGAGCCGGTCGCATTGCTTGTCATGTGCAGAATCATCGTTCCGACAGGTCCTAAGATAGCACTTGATAAAATTGCAGGAACCCATATAATTGGCTTTCTCACAATATTGGGCACCTGCAGCATCGATGTTCCGATTCCCTGTGCTAATAGTCCTCCGATTTTATTTTCGCGATAGCTTGCAACCGCAAATCCAACCATATTACAGCAGCATCCAATTGTTGCAGCTCCTGCCGCAAGACCGGAAAGATTCAAAATAACCCCAAGTGCAGCGGAACTGATCGGAAGTGTCAGAATCATTCCCATCAAAACAGAGACAATAATTCCCATCAAAAATGGTTGCTGCTCTGTTCCCCAATTAATCAATGCTCCAAGCGCTGTCATAAATTCAGAAATCGGCGGTCCAACTAAAAGACCTACCGCCGATCCGGCTGTAATCGTCACAATCGGAGTAACCAAAATATCCACCTTTGTTTTTCCTGAGACAAGATGTCCGAATTCAATCCCTACGTAAGCTGCAAGAAATGCTCCCAACGGTTCTCCCGGTCCTGCAAATACCATGGCACCATCTACAAGAACACTTCCCGCGAGCAATTTTGCCGCAAATGCGCCCACCATTCCGGCAGTCGCTGCTGACAGCACAACAAGCGGACTTTCCTTAAAGCGATATGCAACACCTACACCAATTCCTGCCCCCGTAAACGCAGCTGCCATCTTTCCAAG